AATAAAAATGCTTCGTATAATTCTAACAATATTGTTAGTCGGGGCTTTCTTTATTTTGTTTTTTAAACCAAATTACAATTTAAAAAACAAAACAGATTTAGGTTCAGTAGCAACTGATACAGGTACCGAGGAGGCTTCTACAACGGATGGTTTTGTCGAAGATACACACAGGGGTCCCATTCTTTTTGGGCGAGATGGAATTCCCCCAAGATATGGCGACATAGGTACGTTTGTTGCTTATTCATCTATTCCGGAGACTAACTGGTTAAGTGGATTTCCGCAAAAGGGTGTGAATAACGACATGTACGAGGACACAGATACAAAACTTTCTACTCGTATAAGAGACTTAAGTATATCTTAAGATGACTGGTTGCATCGTCTTTCCCATAAAAAATCCTAAAAGAAATACTGCAAATGCAATAATCCATGTGGATTTATCGATATCGGTAAAAGGGTCGAATTTTCCAGGTTGAGGAGGGGGTTGCGGGTAATTCATTTCACTTGGATGAAAATAATATGGTTGATCTTGAATCATTTCATCCTTATTATTATCTTCATTCTTCTCCTGAATTAAAGGGTCAAGGTTTGGGCTATACTCAATAGGATTACCAATATCAGTTTCCATTTCTAATATAGAATCTGTTTTTTTTAAGCTGATTCTTCCTCACTTTCACTCGCTTCCTCGTCATCTACCACGAAATCCTTGAGATTGCCATTATCATCAGCGTCTTCGTCATAATCGTCATCACTACCTTCTTCTGAGTTATATTCATCTTCAGTATCAATTACTGAATCATCTTCGAAATCTTCGTGATCATCTGTAGCATAATCGTCATCTAGTACAGTTTCTACCGGTATATAAAGAACGGGCTTCTTTATAACCCTACCAAAGCGAGAACGAGTACTAACTACCATTTATATACTTTAAACACTGTTCTGTTTAAGTATCTTTAGGGTGAAGTTTACTAGTTATTTTAGGGAGTAAGAGGTGAGTTCTTCCACTGTTCTTCTTACATATTGGACATTTTTGTTTTATTTTGTTTTTAGTAATGACATATGACATAGTTTTATTCTCATGTACACCAGAGATAGTTTCACAGTAGTTAGATGTGGTTAATACTAAAAAATTGTTTTTATCCCTAGTTACATTAACTACACGTGTATCATCGTTACACTTCATATTCTTATTAATGAAGTTTTCAAGATCTGGTTTTACGTCCATCTGTTTAATTTCTGGTTTTTCTATAACTTTTTTGATTTCCGGACACTTACTGATAACCTCCTTTTTGGGGTAAAGTTTATCAATAATGTCACTCGTCAATTGATGTCGGCGACCACAAAAGTATTCACAAAAACCATCACGACGTCCCAAAATAGTTTCATGTCGACTGAAACATTTCTGGAGAATGAACTTCCCACTAATTATAAACCATACATGATTCGAACTATGATTTCTTTTTACATTTTCACAGTATCTAGAAGTCGTCGCCGCGAAATACGTTTCTTTGTTTTTGAATAATTTAGTGATATATGCACCCCCCTGACCCTCCATATTTTTTCGAATAAACGTTTCGATTCGGTTTTTCAATTCCTCATCATAAATTTCATTATTAGTTTGATCTTCTAGAAAAGAATCCTCCTTGACTCGTATAGACACTGAAGGTGATTCCACTGAAACTGTGCTAGGTGCGTCAGTTCTAACAGCTGACATTTTAAGAATTTCAACTGACGGTTCTTGACTTATTCTCACGAGAGAACCAACCTTGTAAATAAAAACTGGGAGATAAGCCAACTGATCAACCCTACCATGTTCACAATCCTTACACCCATGACCTCCACATGCTTCATGTTTTGCTCGTTTGTATGACCATGGCATCCTAAACCCACTCCCTTTAGTTTTCCTACGTGTGTCACCATACACAGATGAATCAATAATTTCATTCCAATCCATATCACCTTTAAATTTAGAAAGAGACACTAGAATATGTTCGCGAAGTGCGACGGCTGAAATTTGATCAACCACGAAATTGGGCCAATTGAGGTGTACACCCGTTTTCATTAGATCTCCAGATACCTTTGGTGGTGATACAGAAACGAGACATTCTTTACCACCATGAAATTTAACAGTTTCACAAATATTTTTAGATATATCACGTATATCGTCAATACCTAGGGGATCGACATCTTTATAGTCGATGTCAACGAAAAAGTTATAGGTCTCACTCTTTTGCTCGACGACGTAAATTCTCTCACCAGATTTTACAGACTCTATATACTTATCGTAAAATTCATTCAATCTATCAAATGGCACTGAGAGTTTACCCCCGTCCATGAGCACATGTGATAGATTGGTAGCATTATTGAATTTTTGGGAAGTGTACCAATTCTTAAACATACCTTATTATTGTTCTTCATCTCTAAACCATTTCATACATGAGACGTCCTGATATTCTTTACTTTGAGAAATTTGCTTTTTAAAAGTAAGTAATTCGTAAACCGTTTTACTTTCATTATCTTTGTACCACTGCTGAATCTCCTCTTCACATAGTCCTCGGTTCTTCTCAAGTAGTTCACCAATCTGTCTTAAAATAAAAGCCTTAGACTTCATTATTTAATAGAGAAGGTTTTTCTATTGTGAGAACTTATACACGCGTAAAATTGGGGATTCTTAATGACATTATCTATGATCAACTTCCATCGTTTACGTCCATTGAATTCTTCTAGTGTATCATAGCTCATGAAATCGTTCTCATCATGGGTTTTACGAATGGGTTGATTGTTCATCTTTTTGATCTGTGTTTTGTGTTTTTCTTCGTAAAACTTTCGAATTTGTGTTTGTTGTTCTGATCGATTGTAATTGACAAAGAATATGAACACGTTATATTCTAGGTCTACTGTTGGGCTTTCTTTATGTATAAATTTGAATTCTGTATATTCACCATTTTTGAGTGACACAACACCACGTGTCTCTTCTTCTAATTCTCGTAGGGCACATCTCAAGGGGTTGTAAATTTCTCGTCTTCTACACCCACCCGTTACGAAAATCCAATCTTTAAATCTCCAGTCTCTTACTGTGAGAAATCTCGGTTTCCCATCGGTAAAAGTAACCGGTACTGCAATCGCTTTGTACTTCTTCATTGCGCATTCGCAAGTTATAATAAGTGGATATGATTATTCTTCGGATTTTTCATCCACCTCATCGATATCTTCAAGCTTCTTTTCAGGTACAGGAACTGGAGCAGAAACTGGCTCTGGGGGTGGAGCTAAGTGTCGAACGACCTGGGCTGAGAAACCTTTAAAATTGTCAATATCCTGTTTAGCCTTGTTTAACTCTTTAAACATGTAAATCATACCAATTGCAAAAATAATCGCTGCAACCACGAATAGAGTGTCTTTATTGACTGGAACCATTTATAAATGAAAATGTCATTTTCTTTTTAAGCTTTCTACATCACGGCACCCATCCTAGTCTTACCAGCGGTGGGGCATTCGTATGGGCTCTGGGCAAATTGAACGGCTTCGTAATGCGCATTTTCACACGATTTGCTTGTTGGTTGTGTGGGCTGACCAACAAACTTTTCGAGTGTCCTGGAGTTAGGATCGTACGTCAATACAAAAACGATGGCAAGTAGGAAGACAACCTTCCACAACATCTTTATTAATTAGTTAGAATATAATAGACCACCCATACCATTTTCAATACGGAGGACATTGTAATTTACAGCATAAATATCATCACCAACATCTTGGTTATCGTTGATGAGGCGAGCCGAATCAAGACGGGAGAAGTTTAGGCTGCCAGTAGGCTGAAGCTTACCAGAATCGAGGCAGAATGGGTAGAAGAACAGAGTCTTGGCTGTTCCTAAAGACGAGTTAGTGGTGTGATAATACGAAGTTACGGTGGAGAAGTTGGGATCGGCAAATTTGTAATCAGCAACATCTGTACCGTTAATTTGGAGCTTGAGCTTATTATTATCGTTAAGGATCGCCATAGCATTAGCCCTACCAGAAGCCAAATACTTGACTGGGTGGTTGAAATTCAGCTCCTGGATCTTGGATCCGGAGGAGACCGCCTTCTGGGTTTGGGTGATGAGCATGTTTTGGGGCTGGGAAGCGAACACCTCACGCTCCTGGGTATCGAGGTACGCGTAATTGGCGTAGACATCCCACTTGTCAGTGGCCGCCGCGGAGCCCCAAGTGATTCGAAGCTCGACATCGTGATACTGGAGAGAAATGAGTGGAAGAGCAGTCTGCCAGTTCTCACAGAAAGCAAAGCGGAGGGGGTAGAACCTGTAGGATGTGCCACCATTGGCAAGATCAGCGGCAATAGACTTGGAAGCGGTAGTCGCAGAAAGTCGGGGAGCAATGAGGGTGGAGTAAGTAGAATCCTGTTCATCAATCACCTGACCCCCCACAAGGAGTTCAACCTTGGAAATTTTGGTCAACCACTGGGC